ATTCTGAAAGATGGACACTGTACAGTGCAATTCAATGCGTTTTTACAAGAAAAACAAACAACACAGGCTATCAAGGGTGGAAACACGAAGGAATTTTACGAAAAAGAAGGCACTTTGCCCAAATCTAAGATGATCGAAGATCTGCATCCAGATGTGGCGAAGGTAGTATGGCGATTTAATCGCTGGCATCACCATGTCAACTATCACTCATTTAAGAAGAATAAGTTCATTAAAAGAGATGATGTTGATGTGCAAAAAGGTATAAATAATTATGGTATGAAGCTGATTAAGAAGGATTTATGAGTGTGTCATGCTAAAAATGAGGTAAGGTACACTGTATGGTGCACTGTGGTAATAATATTGATTTATAAGGCTTTTATGCTATAGGTAGTGTTAGGTATATTCTTTTATTATAATAATAATATATAGTATAAACAGTATAAGTGGCATTTATATGGGTTATAACATATATATATAGGAACATGTCACACACTACACCCTTATACACTGTTGGTTAATTAGGAGAGGAAATGGAAGAATTTAAATATGATAGTGAAAAGACAAGAATGCAGAATTATAGAGTGTGGAAAGAGATGAACGATGATGAAAGAGAAATCTTTAATGAGAAATTACTAACACCTACTCAGGGTGCTAGGTTATTTGTTAAACTATATCCAAAAGAAAAAACATGTATTATCGTGAATGATGAGTGGCGAAAGAATACGATCTGGGAGAGAAAATGATAAAGTATGCTAAGAAATTTTATAGAGGTTTAATGATTACGAAAGCTCAGATCGTAAGATTCTTCAGACTAATTTACAGGAAACTATTTGTGAGAGAATATCACATAACTATTTTCCTAGATGGTGACAAACTATTCTCTAATGGTAAACATTACATGACGATATCATTGAGTAAGATCAAGAGGATAAACAACAAACGAATTGTTGGTTTGGATAAGCAGAAAAACTATTATGAGCTCAAGTGTCGAGATCCATTTTATTACGAGATTAAGAGAAGAATGTAATGGCTAAGAAAGAAAAGAAAAGTCTGTCAGCTGTGCCTAATCAATTCGAGGAAGATAAAGAACTTGGTTTGACTAAGATGCAGTCAGGATTTGTTTGGTATTACACTGAAGGAACATGTTCACAAACAGAAGCTGCAAGGAGAGCTGGCTATGAATTCCCAGCAGTATCAGCTAACAAGATGCTTAATGGTAAAGACTTCCCCAATGTAACCAAAGCAGTAAAGATTAAACGAGATGAGTTGGCTGAGAAATATGCAATCACTCCAGCAAAAACTGGAACGATGCTGTGGAAAATTGCGGAAGATGCATTCGAAGCTGGACAATTTAATGCATCAGTCTCAGCTATAAAAGAGCTGAATCAACTGGGTGGATTGTCTGTAAATAGATCCCAGAATATCAACATCAATGCTAACATTGAGAGCATGAATCAGGATGATATTAAGGATAGATTGAGCAAACTATTTGGTGCTGATATCGAAACTTACTCAACAAAAGATTTATAATAAAAAAACTAAGCAATCGACCTCGCTCTTGGCTAGGCTGAGAAATCTGGGAAAAATCACCCAAAACAAAAAAAGTTCAAGCAAATCAATAACTTATGCGTGTATTCATGTATATAACTCTGTGCAAGATTGTGTACAGTCCTGTGCAGAGCTAGGCAAAAGGTTTTTTATCTGGTTCATAGGAACCCTATGGGTTCGCTGTTTTCCTAGCATTTAATAAAAAGGAACCCTATACCCCCCCAAATGCCAGACGGCTGTGACAGTTATAGCTTTAGCTAAGTTAGGTACAGAAAATCACCAAAAATTTTCATGCAAAAAATTTTTTATAAAATTTTACAAAGGAACCCTATTGAGACTATGATTACCCAGACATGATTAATAGCAGAACCAAAGGCGCAAGTTACGAAAGACAGGTGGTAGGAATCCTGAACGAATTTTTTGTGCAAAATAATTTTGATTACTCATGCAAACGTAACCTCGATCAATATCAAGAGAAAGGTATGTGTGATATTGCCATACCAAATCATGCAATTGAGTGTAAACACTACAAGAAAGGCAACTGGTATAAGAAAGATTGGTGGGATCAAGTGTGTGAATCAGCTAAAAACAACATCCCAGTGCTCATTTTCAAGTTTAATCATGTACCAACTAGGGTTGTTGTGCCCATATATGCCATAAATCCTGAGTTTGAGCGTGATAATGACAGTGTAGCAGTGCTTTCTATGGACCAATGGCTCGATATCTTGAAGAAAAACTGGAGTTTCTATGGATGAAACCATTAATTTAGCACCTATTGGTGATGCAGAAGCAGTAGTTGATGGCTTATTTGGCTTAATCTACCTATATCCCTCAGATTATTTCATTGTTTTTGGTTCTCTATCGCTATTTGCGATCTATGGCTTATCTATTTACGCTGGAATCAAGTGGATTCAAAAGAAATTTAAAATAGATTGAAGTTCATGATACACTTTTGGCATGGTCGCATCAGTACATCCATCAGTAATTAAAAGAGTAGCCAGTACAGGAGAAAATCTGCCACTTGCTGATCCTGATTTTTATAAAGGAATACCATCTGCACTAGCTGGAATGCCAGCTGACACAATAAATCTTCTAGCAGACTTAAATAAAGCTCAAGCGAGAGTTGAACAGGGTGAAGAATTTCTACCATCTTTTCTCGATACTATGGATGAAAGACCATATGAAGATCGATTTGGAACTTCAGAATATATACAAAGTTTATTGGGTGGAGATCCACAATCAGGAGCTTCTACTGCTGGTTATGTATCTACAAGCGCAATAAATCCAGCTTTAGGACTGAAAGCAGTAATACCTTTAGTTGCTACATTGAGGAGAGGTAAGGGTTTACCAAGTTTAATAGAAAACTTTATAGATAATCATCCACCAGTAGGAACTATAGATGCAAAAACAGGAAATCCTGTAACAGAAAGACTCATCAAAACCAGAGCCAATGCATACAAAAAACAATTAAAAGTACCAGCTGTTAGAAGGAGAGAGGAGCTAAGGTTACAAACAGATCAAGCTGGATTGAAGTCTTTGATTGAAACTGCACCTGATAGAAAAATTAAAACTCCTGAAGATTTGTTAGGAAAAGTATTAGTTCCAGTTGTAGGTGATAGAACTGCTGTCAATCCAAGAGGTTTAGAAAGTATCAAAGGTGTGCCATTGAGCCAGAACATACCATTGCAAGGTGGTCCTGATTATATGATCCATCATGCTGGTTCAGGTAAAGCATGGGCATCGATGGAAGATGCAGCCAATAAAAAACAAATGGGTATCATAAGAGCTGCTGATGAAACTGGACAAGATCCACTGGGTGTTTACTCTACGATGGCACTAGAAGGATCTAACTTTTCAACACCAGTAGCTACAGCTATGGTCGCACAGCTTCCAGCCTTAAATATTCCAAAAAAACATATCAATGCTTTTAATAAAGCAATGAGAAAAGGTATAGGTGACACTAAAAAAGCCAGAGAAAAATCTGCTGTACCTGATTTTGTTGGGATAGATAGTCCAGATATTTTTAATCAATTACTTGGCAAAGGTGGATTTTCCAGAGAAGGTGCTGGAGCCATAAGACTTAAAATGATCAACCAAATGAAAAAAGCTGGTTGGCAACAGTTAGGATTCCCTATATATGAAGATGTATTAGAAGCTGTGACTAAACCTGATTTGATGAATTTAACTAGAGGTGACACTGGATATGGAATATTTAAAGGTATGCCAACAAAACCAACAGCACCTGAAACTCAACATCTAAGTTATGACACAATGATACCGGGCGAATATTTCGGTGGCTTGGAAAAAAGTGTACCACCAGAAGTTATGTTTCCTGATATATTTTCTGATTTAAGCAAAAGAATGACTAAGCCAAAAAAAGGAACCCCAAGACCTTTGAATTACCAAGAACAAGTTGGCTCTTTGATGTTTGATCCAAGTCTTTATGAATCTTATACACCAGAAAAAGTTGAGCAACTTATTAAGTACATGAATAAAAATCTTGGTACTAATTACGCAGATGGTGGTCTAGTTGAAAGTATAGAATTATTCAGTGATAATTAACCATGGCTTCCTTCGATAACGAAAATATTTTTGCATACAGATCTGAACTAGCTGATCAAACACCACTTGATTCAAGCCTAAGTGAAAAAGATCGATATGACATTGCAACCAGATTAGCTGGAAGCGTACCGGGCATCCCTAGTGATATATTCAACATAGCGAGAGATATAGATTACGGATTGCAATCTAGAGCTTCAGAAATGACACCTGTAGAAAAAAGGCTATCACCATTTTCTAATATTGGTTTGATGGAATACAGTGGTGAAGCACCACAACCATTACCACCATATGAAGAAAGATTACTTACCACAGAATATTTCCAGAAAAAACTGGGTGGAGATCCTCAGAACCCTATGTCTATGGTTGGCGATATTTTAAGCATGGTCACACAGCCAGAAGTTGGTGCAGTTAAGTTAGCCAAATTCATTGGTATGTTTCCATTCCTTACAAAGATAGAAAAAACTAGCGATAAAATTGAAGCAATAGATACACAACTAGCTCGCTCCAACTCAGAGCTTGTGCAAGATAGACCATCTGGTCAGAGAAGAACTGATCTCGATAACAAAATTTTTGCATTGGGTGGAGCAAGAGAAGAACTTATAGAAATACAAAAAGCTGAAAGACAGGCTGAAAAGACAGGATTGCAACAAGTAACATTTGACTTAGATACTGCCAGTAAAGCTGAAAAACAAAAAAGAATAGGTGAGTTAATACAAAGTCAAAAAAATATAACAGATCCAGAACAAATAAAAAAAGTTCAGGAAGAAGTAAAAAGGATAGGGCAATCCTTAAATGTTCGTAAAGCTCCAGATACAAAAGGATTAAAAGTTTTTGAAGCACAAGATAAGCAATTTAATGACAGAGTAAGAAATCTCACTGCGGAAGAAAATTACGGAAATCGTGCTTTTCCTAATGACTTAGAGCGTGCTGCTCTTGAGGAACCTAAAATTTATCAATCTCAACTAAGATCTCCGATAATTGACTCTATGGTCAGAGCACCTCAAAACTTAAAGGGTGAGCAAATACTTGAGTGGGCAAGCAAAAATACAAAAGCAAAAGAATTAGAATTTACAGGTTTGGATGATTTTATCAGAAATAATCCAGATGCAACCATGGATGATGCAATCAAACATGTGAATGAAAACCAAGTAAGAATTACAAAGGATGCTAGAGATTTTGGTGATGATTCAGCACCTCAGATGACATTCGATTATGAAACAGCTAGGCAAGATCCAATTACATTATCTGAAATGTATGACAGTGCTATACAAGATGTTGCTCAGTTTTTGGCTCTTGATAATAGGGTTATGAGATCAGAAGCAATCCGTTTTTTACATGAAGATGGTTTGATAAACGGCACTGGAGCATTAGAGCTTGAGAAAACTGCAAATTTAAGAGATAGAGGGTTAAATCCAGATGAATTCTTTGAAGAAATAAAAAAATACTCTGGTTACGATGGTGATGTTGATGATCTTGCAGAAGGGATAGCAAAGATGAGATACTATGACGATCCCTTTGAAATTATATATCCTAATGTGGGTGGCGAAACTCAAGCCTTTGGTGACACTACATTCGCTATAGGTAGAGATGATAGCCAAACTGGCTATAATATTTTCGTTAATGGCGAAAGGAAAAATGCAGATGCTATTTACAGCAGAACTGAAGCAGAAATTCAACTCAGAGATGCTATTGTGGAAACACAAGGCACTGATCCTTACAGGTTAGCTGACGAGTACGATGAATTTGGTGAAAGTTTTCGACAGTATATTGATAAAAATCTACCCGGTGGTGATAACTATAGAGAGATTACTTTTAACTGGGATAATGCAGATGAAATACACTATTTTGGTCATGATGAATTAAACCAAGAGGGCACAGCAATCGCTCATGCACTTGTCAGAGACAGAAAATTAATGGATGGCACATCCACTTTACATATCGATGAGACTCAATCTAACTTACATCAGAAAGGTGCTAAAGAAGGATATAAAATATCCAAACCTAAGCTTGAAAGTGCCAGAATTAATTTAAACAGATTTTTAAATAGCAAAAGCGATAAAGACTATTTTGCAAATGTAAATCTTGAAACAAACCCAAACAAAGTTAAATTTGAAATGGGAATTAGCAGTGTGTTCCCAGATGACACTAAAGTAATAGTGAAACATACAGACAGTAATGGCAAGGTTCAGCTAAATGAATTTTCTGAACATGACATTAATATGATTAGTAGAATGGCTAAAAGTATAGAAACAAATACTATCAACAGTGCAGCTGAAGAAGGATTTCCAATAAATTCATCACTATTTAAGCCTGTTGAGCGAAAGAAATTTGGTGACATGGCTTATGATCCAGAAGCAATAAACAAATTAAATAACGAAGTGACACCACGTTTTCAACAGAACATAGGAATTGAAACAGGTGAGTATTTTGAAACTTATCAATCTGTCTATGGCTCAAGAGAAGCTGACATGTTGGTCAAAGCGTTTGGTAAAGATTTACATAAATTAAATGATATTATGGAGCCTATTAGAAAAACCAAGAGTGGTGTACCCAACTACCCTTACAAAGATGATTGGCACAAGATGGTGTTGAAAAAAATGATCCTCGAAGCCATACAAAATGGAGATGAAGCGATATCCTCATCCCCAGCTAGGATTATAAGTGAAAGATACAGTGATAGATATGACGAGTTTTATGGAATTTTGTATGACGATAAAATCCCAGCAGAGATGAAAAAGCTCGCAAACAAATATGGCGGTAAGTTCGAGAAAGGTGATCTGTCCTTAACTAATGTTTATGGTGACAGACCTGATAAATTCGATGGAGATCTTGAGTTACCTAATTATTCAAATGAAGAAATTGAAAATCTTACAGCCAACATCCTTCGCATCACACCTGAAATGAAAGAAAAAATATTGGCTGAGGGATTAGAAAAATTTAAAGATGGTGGTATAGTAGGATCAATAAATATTTTTGAGGATAATTAAAATGAGAATGCTAAAAAAATCAAAGATGGGAGCCATTAGAAAACTTTCCAAAGGTGGATCTTTGATGAAGAAATCTAAGGGCGGTTCTTTGATGAAGAAATCCAAAGGTGGAAAGATCATGAAGAAATCTAAGGGTGGCATGATGATGGGCAAAAGCAAAAAAATTAGATAATAAAAAAAGGAAATAGATAGTGGCATATCTGATGAGCAACATCCCACATTTCAAATGTTGGGTAAGGAGACAGTTCACCCATAATCATGAAAAGTATCATGATGAGTACATTCATGCACTAGCAATCGCAGTTAATACCATACCAGATCGATCTCTCAGCTTTCAGGTTGTGTTTACTGGTTGCGAATCTGATTGTGAAGATAACGATGAAGGCAATATACATGGTGGCGCGATGTGGGCGAGATTGCCTATCCAAGCTCTGGTTGCTGACATCCCTAATGAAGATTTCCCAGTACCCATGGAAGATCATTTAGCACAACCTTGGGATTGCGAATCGAGAGATCACGCTGTAGTTGTACTAGATCGAGTTAGTTCGAGTCCATGGTTATGCAAGATAGATGGTTGTTTTTATAAAGGTAAGTATCTCTTTACAGTAGATTACACAGATTCTGATATCGCTGATGATTCAGCGCAACATAAACAATCGCATGTGCTATGCATCACAGAAGATTGCAAATGGAAAGGTAATCTAGTTGCTTTACCTAATAATAGAGTTAGAGCTACTAGCCCAGCGTTATGGGTGACAGGTGAAGGCGCACCAGATTTTAAACCATCTCAATGGACTCATTCAGCTGAAGGACATGAATCTTATTTGGATCCTAGCGTAACTTTTGATAACCTGTATGAAGATTGAGTAACTAAAAGGAAATAAAATGGCTGTACCTAAAAAAAAGACTCATAAAACTAAGTCTGGAAAAATTGCTAAGAAAGGTTTGTATTACAACATAAACCAAAAGAAAAAAGCTGGCAAAAAAATGCGTAAGAAAGGAGCTAAAGGAGCACCCACTGCTGGAGCTTTTAGAAAAGCAGCGAAGACTGCACAGAATAAGTAGTGGCTACCAAGCGCAAAGCCAAGCCAATAAGAAAAACCACTACAGGCAAAGGTGCGAATTACAGACCTACTAAGTCTGGAGCTGGGATGACCAAGAAAGGTGTAAAAGCCTATCGTAAAAAGAACCCGGGCTCGAAACTACAGACTGCTGTAACAGGTAAAGTTAAAAAAGGCAGTAAAGCTGCCAAGAGAAGAAAGTCATACTGCGCTAGATCTCTTGGTCAGCTTAAAAAAAGTTCTGCCAAAACTAGGAACAATCCTAATTCAAGAATTAGACAAGCTCGAAGAAGATGGAAGTGCTAAGATTTTTTCTTTGTGTTTCTTAAAAGCATCGATTAAATCATTATAAGCATTCACATCAAGATCTTTAATTGAACCAATTGCCTCTTTGTTTATTGTGTAATAACTATTCAAAGACTCAACTGTGTCAGCTCGATCCATAAATGTTTTTACAATCTGTGCTAAATCTCTAGCTCCAACATCTAACTCAATTTTTTCTTCAGCCATTCCTAATCCCCATCTTATTTTGTTCATCTTGCATTAGTGTTGCCAGCTTAATTAATTTTTCTTCAACTTCTAAACTGGTTTCCATCCCACACAGTTCATCAACTATATCTATCATCTCTTGTGTTAGTTTCATAACTCAATCCTCGATCTTTGAATTTCTAATAAACATCATGCCACTTTTGCTAGGCAACCATGGCTTCCCATCTTTCATCACATTAGTGACTTGATCTGAATGATGAGCTTCATAGATGCAATCACCACATAGCACTGCAAATTTAGCTGCATCATCATTCATCATCATTCTTACCCATCTGGTATCAGTTGGCATACCTCGATGCATCTTCACACCAAACTCTGGTGGACCTAGTTGCTGACACATATGGCAATACACCTCATGACGTTCTTCAATATGAAATACTAAATTTTGCTTTTCCATCACACTCTCCTTTTTGATAATTTACGAAACGCAAGACCATAAGAATACTTGCTACCATCTTGCTCTTGAACTAATAACGCTCCAGCTTTATTCCAATCATGACCAAGAATCGTTACTTGATTTTCTTTTACTAGGTGCTCTCTGAGTTGGATTAAGCAATTCCATTTCTTATCTAGCAATGGATCATCGCCAACTGGCTTGATAGGTTTCTCAACTGAAGGTGCTTTCAACATTACTGATATGTAATCTTGCACAATCTTGTTGAGGTCAGCTCTGGTCAAAAGTTTCTTAGAGCTGGTGTTGTTATATTTTTGAGCAAGATTTAATCGTTGCTCATCGTTAAGCTCGATTGCTATATTTGTTTTCATTACACTTTCTCCTTTAAGTGTTTTTCAATCACATCATCGAAGGCATCATTTAATTTTATAGCTAAATCTTCATCTATAGAAAGAGAAGAAAATACATTAAGCCTTCTATTATTTAGGCGAAAGTCATGGTCGCCTTCTCCATTTTTCAAAGCCTTCAATATATAAAATTGATATTCCTTACCATAAAAATCTTCAAACTTAGCTGTTTTACTCTTAGGTGTTTCCATTACTTTCTCCTTGTTAATTAATATTTCCACTCTCTTATTATGCCTGAAAGTATATAAATGTGCAAATTTTAATATATAGCACTCGTAAGTCATTGATTCTTGGTATAAACTTATTATATCGATAGTCTCAAACCCTTATAAACAAAGGCTTGCGGAAAAATAAAAAAAATAATTGTATAAATACTTGCACATTTTAACAAAAAACATTAGATTGGACTCATGAACAAAAAAATATACAACTGCAAACAATGTGGAGATCAGTTAAAAGGATCAAGAAGGAAGTTCTGTAGTCGTGACTGTAATGCAACATGGCAAAGAGAGCAGAATATAATGGATTTCGGCACTGGGCATTGTCATAATCATCATTCAAGATTTGGCGAGGATGCTTCTATTGAATCTCTCCATGTGCCATATAATGTTTTGCAAGAAGCAAAAAATATATCTGATCTCACAAACGAGAGAAACATAGTTGAAGATCTTGAGACAGTAAGTATGGCAATGCAATGTTTATCAAGAAATACACCTACACATATATACAATGCAAAACATTTAAACCATATGCGCTGGAAGAAAAAACAAATAAAAGAAAAAGGCTATTGGTTAAAGATAGGAGCTGGGCATTATAATGAACGACAGAAGAAATAATCTTGAATCACAGATTGCTAAAAGTTTGGCAATCTGGACTCACAAAGATCAAGTAGATAAACTAGGTAATCCATACCTTGATCATGTTTTTCATGTAGCAAATGCAGTTAAAGAATTAGGACAAGATTATTATGTGGTTGGACTTTTGCATGATGCAGTTGAGGATACAAAGAACAGAAAAAGTTTGATGAGTGATATCGTATTTTATTTCGACAAGAAAATAATCGAAGCAATCGTTTCAATTACAAAAAAAGATGGCGAAGATTATTTTGAAGATTACCTAAACAGAGTTGTCTCTAACAAAATTGCTCTTGCTGTTAAGACAGCAGATGCGAAACACAATTTAATCAGAACAAGATACATAGAAGATAAAATTACAAGAAAAAAACTTGGCGATAAATATCTCAAAGCATCAAGGTACTTATCCAGAATGAACAACAGGAAGAATTATTAAAATTTGCACATTTATATAAATTATGTTTTAATACTTATTCGATTAATAACAAAAAAGGAAAAGGTATGTCAGTACAAGCCATAAAAAAAGAAAAAGCATATGTCGATCCATATACAGCAGAGTTATTTGCTAGTTACGAGAATGTAGGCACTGACCTTAATTTTGATGAACTGGTAGCAATTGCTGATGATTTCATTGAGATTGTAAATAGTTACTTTACAGGTATTTCAATTGACTATGAGTCACATGACTATGCTAATTACTACATTGAAAACAATGTAATGGAGAAAACAATATAATGGATTGGGAATCGTAAGGTTCCACGTGGAACATCAAGTCACAACGCTAATCTCCTTTTAGTGCGTATATAGGCAAGAGTGGTTCACTTGTGTGACGAAAACGAACTTTAATTAACTATAGGGTAGTCTATTATGAATCCAGTAAAACAAATCAATAACATTTACGCATATGTCAGAGTGTCAACTGTTGAGCAAGCCAAGAATGGTATCTCACTAGAAACGCAAAAGATGCTGATAAATGAGTTTGTTAAAAACAAATTTAATCGTGAGGTTGACCATTTCTTTGAAGATGCTGGTATATCTGGCACAGTTCCAATAAACGAAAGACCAGCTTCCAGAAAATTGACTGACACTATGGATGAACACGATATTTTGGTTTCAACCAGATTGTGTCGTTTATCCAGATCAATGTCTGATCTAACGAAAATGATACCTATATTTGAGCAAACTGGTGTCACTTATTATTTGTGTGAGCAGTTTGGTGATATGCCAATATCATACCCAAAACCCAAAAACAGCAAATCATTACATAATAAATTCGATATGAATGTTATGGTAAACAAGATAATGCTAATATTTTTATCAGCATTTGCAGAGATTGAACATGGCAATACCAAACAAAAATTTGCTGAAGGTAAGTTGCATTGGGCAGAAAAAGGTTATGCAGTAGGTGGAGCATCACCATTTGGATTTAAGAAACAAGAAGAAAAGTTCAAAGAAGGTAATCGTATCAAGCGGAGAATGAAACTTGTACCAGTACCAGAAGAACAAAAAGTCCTTTCATTCATTAAAAAGTTAAGAGATAGAGGATTAGGACCTACTAGAATACATAGACAGGTTACTGAATTTTTTCCAGAATTTGCAGACATACCATATTGGAAAATTAGAAATATTATTGATCGCAAAGTCCAAGGTTTGCATATAGCCTAAAAAACAGTAAAATCAAATGTAAAAGGGTTTTTATATGACAACAAAAGAAAAAGTACAATCTAGTCTTACAAAAATTAACAAAATATTGTCAGAAGATTTTATTACTGTTCCTGTAAAAGAAAGTTTAACAGTGATCAAAAATGAATTAACAACTGCAATATCAGAATTATAGGATAAACAATGGCTGGTTTAACAGGTTGGGGAAGAACAGGTTGGAGCTCTGGAGCATGGTCACAAGCTGGTAATATTCAACTTACAGGTATAGCTTCAACTTTTGCAGTTGGCAGCCTTAGTGTAGATGCAGAATGTAATCAAACATTAGGTACAGTTGCAATTACCAGTGCTGTTGGATCACTGACAACAAGGCATTCTAAAAATGTAGTACCAGCTTCAGTTGCGATTACCAGTGCTGTTGGAACACCAATACCAGCTTCCAATAACAACATATCAGTTGGCACAGTAGGAGCAATAACTTCTGCTATTGGATCAGTAACAATAAAATTCCCTGTGACTGTTCGACCTTCTGGATTTGCAATAACTTCAGGGCTTGGCTCAACTACAATTTTTGAGAATGAAGTTATAAACTTACCTAGCCAAGCAATTACAAGTGCAGTGGGAGCACCAACAGCATCGATACCAAAAAGCGTTACTCTCACAGGCAGAGCAATCACATCTGCTATTGGATCAGTAACAGTACATGAAAGTATAGTAACTAGCGTACCCACACTAGCCATAACTAGCGGATTTAATGCTGGAATTGCAAAGGCTGATGCAAATGCATTAATTACAGATAGTTTTGTTGTTACAAATAGTGTAGGTAGTGTGCTAGTATGGGGAGAAATTGACCAAGCGCAAACACCAAGTTATTCTACAATTGATGAATCACAAAACGCAACTTGGCAAGAAGTAGCATAGATTAAGAGGATAGATAGATGGCAAGTACATTCGTAAATGATCTTAGATTAAATGAGATGGCAACTGGTGATGAATCAGGAAACTGGGGTAATGTCACCAATACAAACCTAGAACTTATTGCTGAAGCATTTGGTTTTGGCACTGAAGGTATCACCACTAACGCAGACACACACACATCGACAATTGCAGATGGTGCAACAGATCCAGCAAGAAGTATGTATCTGAAATACACTGGTACATTAGATTCAACTTGTACCATAACAATAGCACCAAATACTCTCTCAAAAGTTTGGATAATTGAAAACGCTACAAGTGGATCACAAGATATAGCTATATCTCAAGGTTCTGGAGCTAATGTAACAATACCAAATGGTGCGGTGAAAGTAATTTATTCAGATGGTGCTGGATCAGGAGCTGCTGTTGTTGATGCTTTCGCTGATTTAAATGTAGGTGACAGTCTAAAAATATCAGGCACAACTCCTACTCTTACAATAGGAGATGCTGGTGCAGAAGATACAAAGATAGTGTTTGATGGCAATGCTCAGGACTTTTATATTGCTCTTGATGATTCTGCTGATGATTTGGTAATTGGTAAAGGATCAACAGTAGGAACTACACCAGCTGTATCAATAGATGAAAACATGAATGTTACTTTTGCTGATGGTACTTCAAATGTAGATATAGCATCACATGATGCTTCGAATGGATTAAAACTAGGGGGTACTCTAGTAACTGCGTTGGCAGCAGAACTAAATATTATGGATGGTGGAACAACAGCCAGTGATATAACATTGGCTGATGCAGATAGATTGGTGTTGAATGACGATGGCACGATGAAACAAATAGCTTTGACTAAATTAGATGCAAGAGATTTTGAAATTGCAACATCGGCTCCAACTGGCGATCAATCAGCTAAGAAAACTGGTTTTGTTTGGTACGTTGTATAACGAGAATTTAGTATGTCGATAAAGATTTGGGATGGTGACTCTATTGAGACACCAAATCCAATACTAATAAAAGTGACAAATGGCAATCTTCGCTTTGTCAATTTTGCTGTAGTCAAAGAAACAGATGGTTCTCTTACAACTGTATTTAATGCAATAAGACAGACATCAAGATCAACTAGCAAAACAACAACTACTTCAGTTGCAAGTAACACCACAACAACTTTTAATACTACAAAAAACACTACAACTACATTCAATACAACTAGATCTACTGCTACGAGCAAATCAACCACGACAACTTTTAATACTACTTTTACAAGAAGCACTACTACCAGTAGAACTACAACTTTTAATACAACTTTCTTTACAGCAGACGAAAGCACACAAGGTAATATAACAACAAGCACCACTAGAAATACTGCTGTTAGCACTGACACATCAGTCACACAAAGCACTAACACAAGCACAACTACGACTTATAACACTACCACCACTTTCTCAACCTCAAAAAACACGACTACAACTTTCAACACTACAAGAACTACTGCAACTACAGTTGTAAATAATACAACTACAACATATAACACTGCGATATTTGTTAGAATTACAGCAACAGGAAATACAGGATCTACTTTCGACACTGAAGTAGGAAGCGCGAGCGCACACAGTGCAAGGTATTGGGATGGTAGCTCTTGGACAGGATAAAATAAAATGGAAAAAAAATGGGAAAAATTAAAAAAGATAGTGACATCCACGAAGAAATCAAAATTATCAATCGCAGAATGGAAGAAACTCTAGCTATCCTTGTAGAGCACTTCAAAGAAACTGAAGAAAGATTAGATAAGTTAGAAAAAAAGATAGACTCAAATGCCAATTGAGACACTGGCTTTTAACGATGTTTTGAATAATGACATTGCGCATTTCTTTAAATCTGGAAACATACGAAGATCAGATGAAAACAATCAATTAAACAAAATACATCACTTACTACCAAAAAAAGGCAATCATGGTACTAACCTTGAATATGATATTTGGTATGATTTTAACAATGAACCTAAAATAAGAGGCTATGTCTATACAGATTTGATGACGAAGTTCGTTTATTTGAAGCCAGCTTCTTCATTGTATTGTGTAAAATTACTCAGAGAATGTATAAAAGAAAAAATTACTGAGGAAGGAGAAAAAATATTTGAAGATATATCTCAAAATAATAAAGATAAATACAAACTTAGAGATACAAGCGAGAAACATCCTTATGTTATTTTTCTACCCGGTACGAATATCCTTAATGAAATAACAGATGATGTAAAGATCGAAAAAGCCATAAAATCTGATGGAGCAAAACTCAAACCACATCCCTTGACTTCACCTTTCATTATGTCTTTTCTCAGAGCCAGATATGGAAAAAATTCTCTGATAAATAAAAATGCATCTGGTCATGAATTGTTAAATAAAACAGAAGTAGTTGGATTCTGTAGTAATTCAGAAATGGGTTTAATTGGTATGGCTCAAGGTAAAAGAATTAAGTTATTTGACAAACATAAAATCATAGCCAAAACATACACACACATATATGAAGTTTTGTTTCAAGATGGTTATCCAGTTATAAACGATTTAAAAAGATTACTGTCAGCAGATTACTCTGGCTTAATTTACCATTCTACAAAAAACCCAAAAAAAAGAATTAATAATTTTTTTAAATATTTTAAGAAGATAAAACATGTCAAACCCATTTCACCTAAAAATCTTAATACTGGAAAGTAACAATCTTACAAAACTGACAACAAACTCTATCAAGAAAAACATCCCAGAAGCAGAGTACAAAGTTGTAAGAAAAGATAAGATCAAGGATAGTGTCATTGGCACTGCATTGACACATGCTGATGGGATTACTTTGGTGGTGCAAAGTGGTATCGTTTTACAAATAAAAGATGGAGATCTACCTGATTTAAAAAAACTAAAAAATTATCACATTTGTGTCAGTAGAGAAGGTGTTTTTACAGATCATAAAAGGTTAAACGAACATTATAGATATATAGCTAAACATATTACAGATGGTGTTATTGATTTAAGTATATTTATAATTAATCCAGATATGTGGGATGAAATACCAGAAAAAGATCAAGGTGTCTTACATGATAAGAAAAAAATGTTTATACCAAGATACATGAATCACAAGAATGATATTTTATTCCAAGAAGATTCGACAGCAGCTATAGATGCTTTTTATTATGGTGTTCTTGGAGAACAAGCAAGCGTTTTTAATTACAACAAATGTATACAAAAAAAAGATATAAACATGTTAGAAATTTATGGCTATTGTTTTGATAAATTATTGCCATATTTAAGAGGTGTGCCAAGAAAAGAACAAAACAGAATAAAATTTTTGGCTGATAAGACAACAACAAAAATAAAAAATATGAGAAGAAAAATACATGAAGTAAATAACAACTAATGGAGAAAACATGTCAAAACAAATAAATATAAAAAAAATATTCTTAGCAAACAGTGAAATAAATGTACTGGATCCAGTGAATTCAATGCAATTAGATGACTACACTGTAGACACAGAAATGAATTGTAAATCTGAATATACAGAAATGACCTACAATGGAGTAGAAATTCACATGGTTGCTTTGCAATTTCAAATATTTTGCAATGTAAAAAATGATCCTATGTATAACATGAACTTTTCTCAAAATGGATTTTTTTCTTTAAAAGGTTACGAACATGAGGAAGTAGAAGAAGCATTAGCTATCGAATGCCCACAAATACTCATGCCTTATGCAAGACTACATGCAGAATATCTTACTAAAAACACTGGATTAGCACCTACTCTTATACAAGATATTGACTTCAAAGAAGCCTATTACAAAGAAATAGGTAAAGAATACAAATGAGTTTTACCTATGAGGATCTTATTGATCCACTACCTTTAAAAGATTTTTATGATATCTATCATAGAAAAAGATGGTGCATAATAAAAGGTAATGACTTTAGAAAAGATTTATTTTCAGCAACATTAAGTTGGAAACAGTTTTCTGATTACATAAATAACGACAGAGCTGTATCTGGCATACAAGCGATATTACCTAATGGCAAGAAACTATGTTTAGAAAAGAATAATTTATATAAAGAGAAAATACCTTCATGGTCAAGAAAAGATTATTTTGAAAAAAAATACTTACATAATATCTGGTCGAATCATGGTTCTATCATACTACCGAAAGCATCTCTTTTGACTAAAGAAATATCTAGCATTGCATATGCAATAGAAACAGAATTTAAAGGTGCTTGCGATGCACATTTTTATTGTAGCAAAACTGCCAAAAGCAGATCATTTGATCCGCACATAGATCATGATGATAATTTCTTAGTTCATGCACATGGTGCAGTAAAGTGGACTGTCTGCAATACTCTTGATAATAAGAGAAACGATGCAACCACTTTCAATCTTACAACTGGAGATTTACTTTACATACCAAAAGGTCTTGCACATTCAGCAGTGCCATTGAGTAAAAGAATTTCTATATCAGTTCCTTTATTAGAGGTAAACGACATGAAAACGAATACAGTCACTCCACTGGATCGCAAATATTATGATTTTTCTTGAAAACAAGTTAAACTAAAACGATGGTTTTGTTTGTGATTTAGTATAACGAGGTTTTAGAATGGCGATAAAAATTTGGGATGGTGATTCAATTGAAACACCAAATCCAATAGTCGTAAAAGTTACTGATGGAACTCTGCGTTTCGTTAATTACGCTGTCGTAAAAGAAACAGATGGTTCTCTTACTACTTTTTTTAACGCTATAAAACAAACTTCTAAAAATACTACAACCACTGTCAGTACAACTAATTCAACTACAACTACTTTCAACACAACTGCTTCTACAACAAGAGATACCTCTACAAGTAAGTCAACGACAACTACTTTTAACACAACTTTATCAACTACAACTACTTTCAACACAACTGCTTCTACAACTACGTCTTACAACACAACTAGGTCAACTACAACTTCGTACAATACGACAAGAAGCACCACTACAACTTTTGGAACAAGTCACAGTACGACCACTACTTTTGGAACTTCTAATAGTACAACTCGTAGTACAAGTGGAACTATAAGTACAAGTTATACAACTACTTACAGTACAAACCTACCGGGTAAAGGAAACTCTAGAAATACTTCGCACACCACATCACGAAATACATCAGCGAGTTTCAATACGAGCTATACCACTTCGTTCAACACCAGTAGATCTACAACAACTTCTTACAACACAAGTAGGTCTACTACGACTACTTTTGGAACAAGTCACAGTACGACCACTACTTTTGGAACAAGTCACAGTACGACCACTACATTTAGTACAAGTAAAAACACTACTACTACTTTTTCTACTACTAACAGCACCACAACTACATTTAATACAACAACTACATACGATACGACTGCTTCAACCTCAAAAAGTACGACCACCACATTCAATACATCTACTACTACAGCTACAGTTATATTCGAAAGACTAACAGCTACAGGAAACACAGGTTCGATATTTGAAACAGAAGTAGCTTCAGCTAACGCACATAACGCTAGATATTGGGATGGAGACTCATGGGAAGAAGCATAAAATGACAATGACTGTAACAAAAATTAGCTATAGTGATATAGATCAAACAATCCTTGAAGAATGTTTTACTAAATCATTACCTTACTTAGATGCAACAAAACCAAATATAGTATGGGAAGAATTTGATCTAACTGTCAGTTCTAGCACAGCAGATAAACTTGCTGTTATAAAAAATCAATTTCAAGCCAGAGAAGGCAACGATGACTATGCTATCTTCAAATTAGACATAGATGGAAGAATAGTAAATTATGGTTGTGGCAGACGAGAACAATCAGGCGATAGAATGTTTAGTCATGAACTAGACTTTTTTAGAGAAGATGCTAGTGGCAGTCAAGGTTGGTGCTATTCTACAGAGTATCATCAAAAAATAGATGCTTTTTATAAAAGTGTTTCTGATAATTGTGTCACTTCTAGTGTATGGGTTGTACAAGGCTCTAGTATGGAAAAATCATATGGTGATGCTGTTAATGGTGGATGGCTTGATTATGCTAATCCTGAAACTTTAGAAAATTATCATGGTCATAGATATAAAAAGCTAGTAGTAACTTTTAAAGTATGATCGAAGATATTATTAAATGGATTGAAGATTTTGTGGAAAAACCAAATAAAAATTTTTCTAATTTTCCACCATGTCCATTTTCAAAAAGAACTAGAAAATTAAATAGAGTAAAATTTATTGAATATAATAACGATGAAAATAGTTTAAAAGATCACATTGATCAAATGGATACAGATAAACATGATATGACTATTATTATTTGTGATAAAAATACTTGGACAGCAAAAGAAGCATATAAGTTAGGAAGAAAATTAGATAAGTATGCTATGAAACAAGGTTTAGCTTTTCACGAAGATCATCCTAAAATGATAGAAAAAGTA